ATACTTAGCAAGAGTAAGCACAGCAGCAGGAATACTATTCGGAACCATGGAATCATAACAAGCATCGTAAATACGACGCAGTAGAACAGAAGTATCGTTATCCAGGTTATTGACAACCCATTTACGTACTTCGGGAAAATCTTTCTCCTTAAGTTTTTTAACCAGGTCATTTACTTTTACATCACTAAAGGTTGCAAGGATACCTGTATCAATCTTACCAGAAGATGAGTACCGTTGACACTCATTGAGGACACGTCTCCAATCAGGAAAGTGCTTATTGATTAGTTCGACCAGTACTTTGTTATCATATTCAATACCCTCTGTATCCAAGATTTCTTGGATTCTTTTGAAGAAGGCTGCGGCAAGTTGGGGTTTGCTTTTGGAATTGGTTGAAAAGTCAATACAGGCGCATCTGGAGTGGAGGGGTTCGATAATTTTATTTTTGAAGTTGCAGGTGAATATGAATCTGCAGTTCCCAGAAAACTCCTCTGTAAACGCCCTAAGTAAGAGTTGTACGTCGTTTGTTGTGTTATCAGCCTCATCGATGATGATGACTTTGTGTCTGCCAGTTGCTTGAAGTGAGACGGTCGAAGCGAAATTTTTTGCAGTATTTCTGACCGTATCAAGAAAACGTCCCTCATCGGATCCATTGATGACATATACATCTACCCCCAGTTCGTTGCAGAGTGCTTTTGCTACAGTTGTTTTTCCACACCCAGCAGGACCTGCAAGGAGTAGATTGGGAACCTCCCCTTTATCTAGGAAGTCTTGGAAAGTCTTCTTAATATTTGTTGGTAAAATACACTCTTCAATAGTTTTGGGTCGATATTTCTCAACCCAAAGGAATTCATTTCTCATAATATTGTTTTAGGAATAAACCAATAAGGTACAGATTGCCAATACTTCCCAAGCAAATATGCTTTGTAGAAGTCTTGAAGATCTTTCAAACTATTACGATAGTCCTTAGGATATATCGTAACACTCATTAAACAGAATACCACAACATGGAAAAAATTTCCAGCAGGGTGATGTCCTAATTGAAAACCAAGAAGTTTGGCTTCATCATTGACACTAAATCCAAGATCAAAATGCATATGTAATTGATCATGCAATTTAGTATCTTCACCTATTCCTGGTATCCAATTCTCTAAAAATTGAATATAAGGATCTGGTTCCATTTTATTGTTTTTTTAACCATTCACGAAATTTACGTTTCCCCTCTTCAACTTTCCACCAGGGAGCATAGAGGGGACCTTGATAATCCTTCTTACCCGAAGGTGGAGTCGGGTTCGAGTGCGATGTAGTAAGTGAGGTCATGATTCTTTGAAGTGAAACGAGAAAGCAGTTTCTGAGATACTACAACTTCATATGTACCAGGAAGAACCTTGATGTTCTCTACCTTAAAGTTGAAAGAAAACTCAGCATCAGTCTCACCAACAACTACAGCATAGTCATTAGAAGTGTCATTCTTCTTATCACGAACGACCAGTTTAACAACACCATTCTCACCAACAGCAGACAGATCAGGCAGTTGATAAACAGCAGATGCTTTCAGCAGTTTTTCCAGTTGATCAGTACTGAGTTCAAAGCAAACATCTTCACTAGGAAGTTGAATTGGCTTCTCAGGAGGAGTCACAATGACATTGGGATCAGCAAAGAAGTACTTAGAACGAGACTTGCCTTCACGGATAACAACATATCCATCATTACCAAAATCAAGTTCAGGACTACCATGAAGACTCAAACCATTAAGGAACTGGTTGAGATCATAGATACCAAAGTCCTTCATGAACTCTTCGGTAACAGTTGCTTCTGCAAGAATATTCTTCATCACACTAATAGTGCGGAGTTTGCTACCCTCTTTAAACAGAATGGATTGGTTAATAGAAGAAAAATTCTTCAGGACGGAAATAGTTTTATCGGACAGTTTCATAGTATTAGAAGGTCTCAGTTTCACTGGGGGTAAGTTTCACGTTTTGCATTCTTGTCGTTAAAATGCATTAGAAGAACAGCATAGTGCAGAATCTTCATAATGTCACGACGGGCAGTGCCTTTCTTATCATAACGAGAGGCATACTTGAGAATGTTGGATCGGCAGAATGCTTCACCGTCTCCACATGCTTCAATCAGATCCAGAGTTTGAATCTTATCATCACCAGCAGAATAGTGCTGATTGTATGTTCCAGTAATATATTCTTGCAACTCTTTGAGGATTTCATCCTCACTATACTTGTAACGATTAGGTTCTGTATTCATGTTAAGGTTTAGATCAAAAGAAATTGTATCTTGCCCAGCAAGACCAAAGATATCGTCCATAGGGACTGGTTGTGCTGCTTGGAAGGAAATAGTGTCTGTTCCTTCTCCTCCATAGATTACAGTGTCACCACCAAGAGTGATTGCGTCAGTTTCAGTCATGTTCAATTCATCATGTAAAAAGGACCAAGAGTTAGCCATAATTATATCAAAGAATGTCTTTTGAGTCAACGGGATTATAATTCTTCATTGCTTCCTCGTCAAGAGAAGGCATGTTGAAGTCTGCATCAACTTTGTCATACAGTTCCAGGAATGCCTGCTTGGTTTCATCATCAAAACGATTCACGCAGACTTGAATTGCCTTTGCTTTATCATTGAAGATGCTGTATGCCTTGACAATGTGAACCAAACGACGGGTGCTGATAATCTCTTCAATACCACCATCATAGAAGGTCTTGCGGATAATGTCAGCCCAGTCAGCAAGTCGTTTGCAGAAATTCTCATCATCACAGATCTTGCCAAGAATCTTCTGTTCGGTTGCAGTTGCTGGATACTCCTGCTCAAAGGTCACAGGGAACCGTTCAAGGAATGCTTCGTTGAGCACATTAGTTCCAATGAACCGTCCGTCGTCGGAACCTTTACCTTTAGTATTTGCGGTTGCGAATACTTGGAAACCTTCTGCGGGTGCAACCCATTTGCCAATCTTCTTGAGGAAAACTCCCTTTCCTTCAAGAATAGATTGAAGACAGAGGATTTTGTTGCTTGCGAGGTCGATTTCGTCAAGGAGCAGCACAGCACCCCGTTGCAGGGCTTCAATAACGGGTCCATTGTGCCAAACGGTTTCTCCACCAACAAGACGGAAACCGCCAATAAGATCATCTTCATCAGTCTCTACCGTGATGTTG